CTCTAGCCGTATGGACGGACGCCTCCCTAAAGCCTTTTTAGCTGACGAAGTCGGAGCTTTGCCTAACAGCTACGCTATCGACGCTATGCAATCAGGACAGCTCGGGATCAAAAACAAGCTCGGCTGTCTTATCTCTACCAAGTACAACACCGCTGACAACCCTCTCGAGGCTGAGGTCTCTTATGCAAAGAGAGTCCTCGACGGTATAGACGACGATCCGACGTACTTCTCGCTTTTATACGAGCCTGACAATACTAAGGACTGGCAAGAGGACGATCAGATCCTCCGCCACGCTAACCCTGTCTCTCAAGAGCTGGAGTATGTTTGGAACGATCTCAAAAAACGCCGAGCCAAGGCTATATCTATGGAGAACACCCGAGAAAACTTTTTGACGAAACACTGTAATATCATCTATAGCGGATCGACCTCGGAAACCTTTGTCGACATAAACGACGTCCTCGCCTGTCGCCAAAAGAGTATCGACTGGCGTAATCGAGTAGTTTGGATCGGCGTCGACTTGGCTATGACTAACGATAACTGTAGCGTAGCGATCGTCTCAGAGGAGGACGGCGTTATCTTGTCGGACGTTTTCTTTTTTATCCCCGAGGCTCGGATCGACGAGAAAAATGCTATGGAGAGGATCGACTATCGGACGTATATCGAGCAGGGGAAAGTCTTTGCTTGCGGTAATAGGACGGTCGACTACGGCTTTATAGAGGACTTTGTCTTGTCTCTACCTGACAAGCTCGGCGTACAGATCCAAGCGATCGGCTACGACCGATATAACGCCCTCAGCTCGGCTCAAAAATGGGACAAAAAACATACAACCGTACAGATCCGCCAGCACTCCGACACCCTCCACCCCCCGACCAAGCTCCTCAGCGAAAAGATCGCCGATCAAGACTTTGCTTATGAAAAAAACCAGCTCCTCGAGCTAAACTTTACGTCGGCTCGCTGTGTTTACGACACGAACTTAAACAGGTACATAACCAAAAAGAAAAGTCAAGGAAAGATCGACGGCGTGGTCGCTTTGATAAACGCTATAAGCCTCCTCCAGCTAGAGCGGTTTATGAACGACAGTTACGACTTCGTAGTACAAACTTAATAAAAAGTCAATCATAAAGCTATTGTTTAGGACGAGCTTATGGTATTATAAAAGGGAAACAAAGAGAGGGTAATTCTATAAATGGGACTGTTTGGCTTTAGTCGCAAAGAACAGAGAGTGGACTCGGACGCTTGGATAGGCGTCGACGATCCACTTCTTAAAGCTCTCCTCTCAAAAGATACGATCACTATAAGCAAGGCTCTCTCGATCCCTCCAGTCGCCGAGGCGATCCACCGTATCGCTACAACTGTCGCCGTCCTCCCGATCAAGCTACACGAACGTAAAACAGTAAACGGCAAAACTACGATAAAAGAGATCCTAGACGACGACCGTACTTTTTTACTTAATACCGACAGTGGAGACACCCTCGACCAGTTTGCTTTTAAGCGAAATATAGCGAAAGACTACCTCCTCGATAAGGGAGGCTTTATCTATCTCCAAAAGAAGTCGGGCGACGTCGTCGGCTTACGATATATCCCTCCAGCTAAGATCTCGAGCGTAGTCAATGACGTAAACCCTATCCAAAAAGACGGTCAATATCGAATTATGGGGAAAGCCGTCGAGCTTTGGGACGTTGTCTCTGTCTTACGAGATACTGACGACGGTATTATGGGCGTCCCCCTCACGATACAGATAAACGACGTCCTGTCTACAGCTCTACAGGGTATCCTCTACGAACTAGGGATCGCCAAAAAGGGCGGAGCGGAAAAGGGCTTTTTACAGTCTGAGAAAGAACTCGGCAAGCCAGCTCTCGACGCTTTAAAATCAGCGTGGAAATCACTATACGAGGACAACACCGAAAACGTCGTTATCTTAAACAAAGGCGTCGAGTTTAAGGGAGCGTCCAGCAACGCCCGAGATATGCAAGTCAACGAACGCCGAGGCTCACTCAATACCGAGTTAAAGGCTCTTTTTGGTATCCACTCCGACAACTTCGACGACTTCTTTAGAGACGCCGTCTTGCCTGTACTAGAGGCGATCGAGTCGGCTCTTAATAAAGACCTCCTCAAAGAGGACGAAAAAAAGACAAAGTATTTTGCTTTTGATAAACGAGAGATCTTAAAAGCTGAAATAAAAACACGCTTTGAGTCTTACAAGCTGGCGACTGAGGCTGGCTGGCTATCTAAGAACGAGATCCGAGACCTTGAGAACCTAGAGGCGATCGACGGTCTAAACGTAATCTCTATGGGACTCGGCGACGTGGTCTTTGACATAGACTCAAAAACGTACTACACGCCGAACACTGGCGACACTAAAGACTTTAAAAACCCCGATAAAGACGGCGAGAACCCGATCGAGGACGAGAAAACTAAAAAAGACGAGGAGTCTAAATAATGAAAATCGAGATCCGCAAAAGCAAAGAGGGCGTCGAGTCCGTAATAATCGAGGGCTATGTTAACGCCGTCGATCGTTTTAGCCGTCCACTGGCTGACGGAGTTATCGGTCGCTTTATTGAAAAGATCCTCCCGAACGTCTTTAAAAAGGCGATCCAGCGAGCTAAAAATATCGACGTATATCTAAATCACGACGAAAGTCGTAAACTAGCCAGCACGTCCGAGGGTACAGCGACTATCGTCGAGGACAATGTCGGGCTAAGGGCTACCGTAGAGATAACCGACAAAGAGGTTATCGACTCCGCTCGAGCTGGCAAGCTCCGAGGCTGGAGCTTTGGCTTTAGCGATCCCGAGGACGACCAAAGTACTAACAAAGACGGTCTAATCGAGAGAGTTATCAAGGCTCTTACACTACACGAGGTCTCTATTATTGACGACAAGGCTCTACCAGCCTATATCGGTACAAGTATCGAGGCTAGATCTATCAACGACGTAAGCGTCGAGATCCGAGCTGGCTCTGATACAGAGATAGACACTAACGACACGTCCGACTCAGGCAAGGACAATAAACAAAACCCTGACACTCAAGAAGTTACCAAAGACCCCGATCTTAAAGCTGATACAGGGGAGGAAATCCGCAAGGACGAACTCTACCGAGAGCAAAAGATCAGGGAAAGCGGTATAAACTAACTAAATAAGAAAGCCCTAGTGGCTAGAAAGGTCTACAAATGAACTTAAAAGCATTTATAGAACAGCGTTCAACCGCCCGCAAAGAATTGAGGGCTTTCGCTGACAAAATTACAAAAGAAAAGCGAGCTATGACTGAGGACGAGCGAACAGAGTTTGACGACCTGTCGACTAAGGTCAACGGTCTATCTGAAACTATCGACCGCCTACAGGCTGAGAGAGAAATCTCAACCGACGACGGAGACGCTGAGGAGCGATCTGTTGGCGGACAAAAGAAAGAAACTCGAGCAGAAGTAGAAACCCGAGAGTACAAGGCTTTTGCGGACTTCTTGCGAGCAAGCGTTAAGGGCGAGGCTCGTGCTGACGTCAATCTTGGCAAAAGCGACAACGGAGCTGTTATCCCTACGACTGTAGCGGATAAAATCATCTCTGCTGTTTACGACATCTCTCCAGTAATGGAAAAGGCGACTAAGTATAAGACTAAAGGAAACCTTGAGATCCCTGTTTACGGAGCGGACGGCAACTCTGTCGATATAACTATGGCTTACGCTGTAGAGTTTACCGACTTAGAAAGCAAAGTCGGCGAGTTTGGATCTGCTAGCTTAGGCGGACACCTAGCTGGAGCTTTGGTCAAAATGTCTAACAGCCTAGTAAATAACAGCGACCTTGATCTCGTTAACTTTGTTATCGAGCGTATCGCTTACGAAGTATCTCGCTTTATGGAAGGCGAACTTATCAACGGCACGTCTGGTAAGATCGAGGGACTATCTACTTTGGTAGCAACTCAAAACGTAGATACAGCAACAGCGAGTGTAGTTGCTTTTGACGACCTAATCGACGTCAAAAACAAAGTCAAGCAAGCCCACCGTAAAGGCTCTATGTGGATAATGAACGGCGAAACACTTGGAACACTTGAAAAAATGAAAGACGGCGACAACCGCCCTATCTTTACTCCTGACGCTACTAGCGACTTTAACGGTAAGATCTTGGGCTACCCTGTCTTTGTATCTGACGCTATGGCTAATATCGCTGACGGCGTATCTCCGCTAGCGTTTGGCGACTTCTCAGGTCTTGCTTACAAGACTAGCGAAGAACTAGAGATCCAAGTTTTGAGAGAAAAGTACGCAACTCAACACGCTACAGGTATCGTAGCTTGGTTAGAGGCTGACTCTAAGGTTGAAAACAACCAAAAACTAGCGACACTAACAATAACCTCAGCCTAGTAACGGCTTAACGGAAAGGAACTAGCAAAGATATGCGACTAAAAGTTTTAACCTCTTTCGGTAACAGCGATCTTACTGCTAGTGCTGGCGAGGAGATAACCGTTGACGAAAAGTTTGCGAAAGCTCTACTCAAAGGCGGTATCGTCGAGGAGATCCGAGAGGACTCCCCGACTACCGTCGATAGCCCCAGCACTCCAGTAGCCGACGATCCAGTTGTTGACGAGCCAGTAGCCGACGCTCCAGTAGCCGACGCTCCTGTCGAAACCTCGGACGATCAGACCGAACAGGATACACCTGTAGAACCTGATACAAAGAAAAGCAATAAATCAAAGAAAGGTAAGAAGTAATGGCACAAATAGGACTTAAAGCAATACGATACGCTGTACAAGCTGGCGACGAAAGTTACGGCACTCCAGCGTCTATCGGTAAAGCTGTCTCTTGCTCTGTGGCTGTAAATAACAGCGACGCCAAGCTATACGCCGACGACGCTCTAGTGGAAAGCGACTCAGCTTTCGTAAACGCTACAGTTAGTCTCGTAATTGCTGACGACGACATTGTTACAATGGCGACAATCTTGGGACGAACACCTGACGAAACTACTGGAGAGGTAATACGCTCCGCTAACGACGTCGCTCCTTATGTAGGACTTGGACGAGTTATACCAAAAATGATCAACGGAGTACGAAAGTACAAGGCTGAGTTTTTGGCAAAAGTCAAGTTTAAAGAACCTAGTCAAGACGACGCCACTAAGGGCGAGTCTGTAGAGTTTAAGACCGTATCGCTTGAGGGCGACTCATCTTCTCTAGCTGACGGATCTTGGTCTAAGACTCTAACTTTCGATACCGAGGCTCTAGCTGTAAGCTACCTCGACGACTGTTTTGGAGTAGTATAGGCACGATATGAGAACAAGAGTAAAGATAAGCTTTGTAGATAAGAACTGGTTTACCCGATCCGTCGGGCAAGACTTCGTCTCTGACGACGAGGCTTATCTTGCTCAACTCATAAAAGACGGAAAGGTCGAGCCAACAGCTCAGACCGACGACAAGGAAAGCGTCGAGACAGAAATCGACGCTACAACAGAGACAACTAAGGCGAGAAAGGCGAGTAAAAAAAATGAACGAAAAACAATTCTACCTCGGAGAAAACGACGATAGAGTCCTCCTAGCTTTCAACTTTAACGTAATGCGAGAGATCCAAGGGGTCTACGGCTCGATCAGCTCTTGGGCGGACAAGCTCCAACCAAAGAAAGACGGCGAGCCTGATATGGGAGCTTTTATAAAAGGCTTTACCTTTATGTTAAACGAGGGCGTAGACATAGAAAACGAAACCTTAAAAGATAACGAGCAAAAGCAACCGTTTACAGAAAAGCAAGTCGGACGTTTGATCGGCAAGTTTGGAAAAGACGAGATCTCGACAGCTATGCAAAAAGCGATCGTCGGATCTACTGACTCGGGAGACAAAAGCTCAAAAAACGAGTAATCCACGAGGACGAGGACGGTAGCTTAAACTTCTCGTGGATAGAGTTTGTCGGACATACCCTCCTCGGCTACAGTGTAAAGGAGATCGGGCGTATGACTTTTGCAAGGTGGCAACAGCTCTATAAACACTATCAAAACTATCACGACATAAAAGTAAAAGGGATCAGCTACAAACAGCTCAGAGACGAGCAAGCGAAGTCCGACGAGTGGCTATAAGCCAAGAAAGGATCAGGATATGGCGGTAAAGACAAAAGTAAGCGAGATCGACGCTACTTACTTGGCGAGCTATCTCCGTATAGACTCCCCGACAACGGCTCAGACCGACGAGATCGGGACTATGCTACTATCAGCGATCGGCTATATGGAGAGCTATACTGGACTCCCAGCGACAGCTCCAGCCGACGACGTAGAGACTACAACTGTAGACGAAAGCGACGTCGACCACCTAGACAACTACGCCGAGTTTATGATCGCCGTTTGTGTACTGGTACAAAACCAATATGACAACCGATCTTTTTATAAAGATAAAGGACAGGTCGAGGCTGTAGTAAGCTCGATCCTTGGACTCCATAGAAATAACTTAATAGTATGATAAACGCTGGCGAGTTTAACCAACAGATCGAGATCAAAAGATCCACCCCGACCGCTGACGGCGACGGCTTTACGTCGGAGTCTTGGGCTACTATAGCGACGGCTTGGGCTAGCGTCTCGACTACTAAGGGCTTTACCCTTATCACTAATCGAACGAACTTCGAGGAGGCTACTACTGGTATGCTGATCCGCAAGCCAGCCGTAGCGATCAGTCGTAAGGATAGAGTCGTTTTTAAGGGTATCGAGTGGACTATCGAGTATTTAAACGAGATAGATCACGACGGAGCTTTTATCGAGCTACAGGTCAAGGAGGTACGTCAAAATGGCTAAGTTTAACGCCGAGCTGAATAACAGTATGATGAAAAGTCTCGAAAAAATGGAGCGTAACGCTGGCGACGTTATGGGCGAAATGGTCGAGGCTGGATCTGAGGTCGTCCTCCGAAACATCAGATCAAATATGCGATCCAGCTTTAAGACAACTCGCTCTCTCGAGGAGGGTCTAGGCAAGACAAAAGTCTACAAGACTCCAAGCGACGACGGCGTTAACGTACAAGTCGGCTTCAGGGGCTACAACCGTAAAGGCGTCCCGATCCCTCTTATTGCTGGCGCAAGAGAGAAAGGCACTAGCCGAGGAGAAAAGCGAAAGACTTTCTTTCGGCGATCGTTTAAAAAAGCCTTGATAGAGTCGGCTATGAAAGCAAAAGAACCTAAACTTTTTGAGGGAGTCCAGTAATGCAAGCCGAACTTAAAGCAATACTAGACGCTCTCCGAGTCGGCGGATCTCCGATAACTAACGCTCTTATGCACTTTGACGGCGAGAGCGACGCTTTTCTGGTCTACTCGCCTAGCTCCGAGAGCGTCGCTCTAGCTGGAGACGATCTACCAGTCGGGAGCGTTGTACGCTTTGACTTGGACGTCTATAGCAAAGAAAACTATCTAGCGATCAGCGAGGCGGTCGTCTCGGCTTTTGTACTCGCTGGCTGGACTTGGTTTGGTAACTCTAACGACACTTACGACCACGAGACAAAAATGTATCATAGACTTATAGAAGTCGGAAAGGAGCGAGGGCTAAGTTATGAGTAATAGTTTTGGCGGTACAATCAAACTAAAAGGCGAAAGCGAGTATCGCTCCGCCCTAAAAGGGATCGGTACAGATCTCCGACTAATGTCGTCCGAAATGAAATCTATGGCGACGTCTACCGACAAGAACGGTAAAAGCCTCCTCGACAATAAGTCCAACAGAGAGAAAATGTCTAAAGCGATCGCCGATCAGCGAGGCAAGCTCTCCGACCTAAACACTCAACTCCAAGAGTCGGTCTCTAAAAACGGCAAGTCCAGCGACGCCACTAAACGCCTACAGACTCAAGTCAATAAAGCGACGACTACCCTTAATCAAATGGAAAATCAGCTCGAGGGTACGGGTGGCGAAATGGACGCTACAGGTAAAAAAGCCTCGATCTTTGGAGACGTCTTAAAAGCTAATCTAGCCAGCGAGGCGATCGTCGCTGGGATAAAGGGGATCGGTAAAGCTGTAAAGGCTGTCGGCGGAGCTTTCGTCGATCTTGTTACGGACTCCGTAAAGGCTTACGCTGAGTTTGAACAGCTTGTCGGCGGAGTCGAGACTCTTTTCGGAGAGTCCTCTAACCAAGTCCAGCAATACGCTAGCCAAGCCTATAAAACGGCTGGGCTATCGGCTAATCAATATATGGAGCAAGCGACGTCTTTCTCCGCTACTTTGTTACAGGGCTTAGGTGGAGACACCGCAAAAGCGACCGAGTACGCTAACCAAGCGATCGTCGATATGTCGGACAACGCTAACAAAATGGGTACTGACATAAGTATGATCCAGTCGGCTTATCAGGGCTTTGCTAAAAATAACTATACTATGCTCGACAACCTAAAGCTCGGCTATGGCGGTACAGCTACCGAAATGGCTCGACTTGTAAATGACTCGGGAGTCTTGGGCGACGGTATCGAAGTAACAGCTCAGTCCGTTAAAGACTTGCCTTTCGATCAGATCATAGCCTCGATCTCTAAAGTACAGGACGGTCTCGGGATCACTGGCACGACCGCAAAAGAGGCGTCCGAGACGATCTCTGGTAGCTTTAACTCTGTAAAGGGAGCTTGGGAAAACGTCCTCGTCGCTTTCGGATCTGACGAGGTCGAAGTCGTCGAGGAGGCGATCCAAGGCTTAGTCGACTCAGCTATGAACCTAGTAAACAACCTCGTCGATCTCTTGCCTCTAGTTATAGACGGTATCGGTATGCTCGCCGAGGGCTTGGTCTCACGCCTCCCCGAAATACTTACTCAGGTATTGCCAGCGATCGTCGGGATCTTTGAAATGCTTATACAGACTATATCGTCGACACTCCCTAAGATTATCCCGATCGCTATCGACTTGATTATGACGCTTGTAAATACGCTGATCGCTAACTTGCCCCTATTGCTACAGGCTGGAGTCGACGTACTCCTCGCCCTAGTTAACGGCGTAACTCAAGCTCTCCCGACACTGATCCCAGCGATCGTCGAGGCTATAAAGATAATCTTAAACGTCCTCGTCGAAAACTTGCCTATAATTATCGAGGCTGGGATCGAGCTACTTATAGCCTTGATCGAGGGCTTGGCTGAGGCTTTGCCAGTGTTGATCGCTTTTATCCCCGAGATAATCACGACGCTAATCGAGGTCTTAACCGCCCCAGCTATGATCTCTCGGCTTATAAAAGCTCAGATAACTATTATGGTGGCGATAGCTGGAGGTCTTATAAAGGCGATCCCCGAAGTTGTAAAAGCTATCCCTAAAATAATCAAGGCTATAATCGACGGCTTAAAAGGCTATATAACAGGCTTTAGCGACGTCGGTAAAGAAATGCTTACAGGTATGGTCGACGGCTTTAAGGCTGGGATCGGTAGAGCCAAGGACGCTATCATAGCCTCCGCAAAACAGATCCTCGGTAAACTTGCCTCTTTTTTGGGTATCAACTCTCCGAGTCGCTATATGCGAGACAACTTCGGTAAACATATGGCGACAGGGATCGGCGTAGGCTTTGACGACGAAGTCGACGCTGTCGGTAAAGATATGGAGAAGTCTCTTAAAAATGCTCTCCCGACCTCAGTAGATACAGACATCAACCTAAACGCTGGCGACCTTGCCAGCTCCGTAGCCTCCTCGTCCTCTTTAAGGGAGTCTCTAAACAGCGACAACCTAGTCGGAGCGATCCAGCAAGCCTTTAGAGGCGTAAAGATCGAGCTAGACGATAAAGAAGTCGGAGACTTCGTAGTAACTAAAATAGAAAGGGCTGTCTTTAGATGAACTCGATAACTTTTAAAGGAGTAAGTAGCTCCACGATAACAGGCTTGCTTATATCTGAACTCCCTCCGATCACTCGCCCAGCTCGTAGAGTCAAGAGGACAGAGATCGACGGTCGAGACGGCGACGTCTCCGAGTTTTTGGGCTATGAGGCGTATCGTAAGTCTCTAATAATAGGACTCTATGGCTCTTATGATATAGACGAGGTCTCTAACTTCTTTGCTGGCGAGGGAGGTCTCATTTTTAGCAACGAAAGCGGTAAAAAATACGAGGCTCGACTCGACGACGAGATCGACTTCGAGCGTCTTGTACGCTTTAGGGAGGCAAAGGTCAAGTTTACCGTCCAGCCTTGGAAAAAACTCGTCTCTGAGAGCGACTTTTCGTCTGCTACTAGCCCTTTGACTGTAACTAATCAAGGATACGAGGAGTCTAAGCCCCTTATCCACCTGTCGGGGACGGCGGACGACGTAATCGTCCTCCAGCTCGAGGCGATCACTTTTGCAACAGTAACGATCCCAGCCTCGGGAGAGATATACCTTGACTCTGAGGCTCTAAACGCCTACGACAACACCGCCGACAAAAATAGTAATGTAGTCGGAGGCTTTGTCTCGCTCCCTAGTGGAGACTCCGACATAAGCTGGAGCGGAGGGACTGTAACTGTAACAGTAACACCTCGGAGTCGCTACTTATGATCTTACTCTTTGGCGAGACCTCTACTATTTTTGAAAGCTTGGGAGAAAAGGTACTCCAGCCCCTTTATGCTTTAGTAA